CTGGACCTGAAGCCCGGCGACCTGGTGCCGGTGCTGGGCAGCACCTACCGCGTGCAGTCGGTGCGGCAGGAGCAGCAGGCGTGACGGACTGCCCCGACTGCACTCGCAGCCGCGCCGGCCTGTGGTGCGGCTACCTCTACAGCTGCCCCGACTGCTGCGCCCGCGCCGTCGCCCGCAGCCTGCCCGCATTTGAGGCGCTGCACCCACGCGGCAAGCGCGACCCCGATCCGCTGCGCGACGCCATCCAGCGCGCCATGCCAACCACCGACTACGCCACCGCCCGCCGCATGGTCTGGGCGTGGTGGCAGCACGACCACCCTGACGCGAAAGCCCGCGCAGCATGAAGATCGTCGACCGCTACTCCACCGCCGTGCACAGTTCCAACCTCGGCAGCAAGCCGGACACGACCGCCAGCGACAGCGACGTGCTCGGCGCGGCCGGGCTGGCTGCACGGCGCGTCCCGCTGGGCGTGGCCCTGATGCGGCTGCTGGCCGGCGACAACCACGCCAGTGCCGACGTGGTGCGCATCCTGGCCGACAAGGCCGTGGGCAAGGCCTACCGGATGGGCAACGAGTGCGGGCGGGCCGAAGCCGAGGATCTGGCGCGCGCTGTCCTGGCCTGGCACCGGCACGGCGCCTGCAAGCCGTGCGGCGGGCACGGCGTGCAGGTGATCCCCGGCACCACCACGCTCGGCGGCAAGGAGTGCCCGGCCTGCCGCGGAACCGGCCGGCTGCGGCTGGAGAAGCACGTCGGCATGGTGCGCCTGGAGCTGGCGCGCTGGCTGGCGTCCGAGGTGGAGCGGGAGCTGGCGTTCGCCGGCCCGGCGGCGATGAAGGCGCTGGCGCCCTCGCTGACGCTCAGTTGACGGACGCGAGCGCGTGCTTACAATCGCGCATCCCACGGGACCAACGGCGCACAAGAAGCGCCGCTGTGCCCAACCGAAAGCCCGCCACTGTGCGGGCTTTGTCGTTTCAGGACGGCCGGCGGCCTGGGCCGGCGGCGCGGAGTCACAGACCGCGCCCATGCATTCGCACCGCGCTGCCCGGTGACCAGGCGAGGAAGCAAACAGCATGCGCCCAGCGCGGACCACGGCCGGACGGTCGCCCGCGTGAGTCTGATGGGCGCGTTCCGCCGGCGGATGCCGGCACCTTGCCGCGGTGGATGCCGAGGCGGGAGAAGCGTATGGCCAGAGCGCAAGCCCAGCCGGCGCAGCAGAAGTCCAAGGGCGGACGCCCGACCAAGTTCGACGCCAAGCTGGTGAAGCAGGCCCGCGAGCTGGCGCTGCTGGGCCTGACCGATGCCGAGATGGCGAAGGTGTTCGACGTCGCACACTCGACGTTCAAGGAGTGGAAGGCCGCGCACCCGGCATTCAATCGCGCCCTAATCGACGGCAAGACCATTGCCGACGCCCAGGTCGCCGCGAGCCTGCACCACCGCGCCGTCGGCTACAGCCACCCCGAGACGGTCATCAACGCTTGGCAGGGGACGATCATCAAGACGCGGGTGATCCGGCACTACCCGCCCGACACCCAGGCGGCCCTGAAGTGGCTGCACAACCGGCACCCGAGCCGCTGGCGCGCCCAGCCCGAGCCGATGGATGACGACGAGGCGCCGCCGCCGGTCAAGGTCGTGATCGAGGTCAAGGACGCCCGCAAGCGCCCCGACGATGCCGAGCCTGAACCGGCCACAGGCTGAGTTCCTGGCGCTGCCGCAGAAGTACCGGGCCTATGTCGCCGGCTTCGGGGCAGGAAAGACCTTTGCGGGTGCTGCGGCGCACTGCAGGCACTCGCTGGAGTGGCCGCGGATCAACGCCGGCTACTTCGCGCCGACCTACCCACTGATCCGGGACATCTTCTATCCGACGATCGAGGAGGTCGCGCACGACTGGGGCTTGCGGGTCAAGGTGCACGAGTCGAACAAGGAGGTGCACCTGTTCAGCGGGCGCGCCTACCGGAACACGATCATCTGCCGCAGCCTGGAGAAGCCGGCCGACATTGTGGGCTTCAAGATCGGGCACGCCCAGGTCGACGAGCTGGACCTGCTGAAGCCGGACAAGGCGGCGGCAGCCTGGCGGAAGATCCTGGGGCGCATGCGCTACAAGCGCGACGGCCTGCGCAACGGCATCGACGTGACCACGACGCCCGAGGGCTTCCGGTTCGTCTGGCAGCAGTTCGTGCGCGACATCCGCACGAAGCCCGAGCTGGCCAAGCTCTACGGGATGGTGCAGGCCAGCACCTACGACAACGAGGCGAACCTTCCCGAGGACTACATCGACAGCCTGCGGGCCAGCTACCCGCGGCAGCTGATCCGCGCCTACCTGCGCGGGCTGTTCGTCAACCTGGCCAGCGGCAGCGTCTATGCCGACTTCGACCGCGAGCTGAACGGCTGCGACACCCTGCCGCGCGCCGGCGAGACGCTGCACGTCGGGATGGACTTCAACGTCCTGAAGATGGCCGCGGTGGTCTTCTGCGACCGAGAGAACAACCCCCACGCAGTCGGCGAGTTCGCCAACGTGCGCGACACCCCGACGATGGTGCGCCTGCTGCGCGAGCGATACCAGCTCGGCCAAGCGGCACCGCACACGCTGATGATCTACCCCGACGCGAGCGGGCAGAACACCAGCAGCAAGAACGCGAGCGAGTCGGATCTGTCGATCCTTCGGCAGGCCGGCTTCACGGTGAAGGTCAACAGCCATAACCCGGCGGTCAAGGATCGCGTGAACGCAGTCAACGCGCTGATCCTGAACGATCGCGGCGAGCGGCGTCTGAAGGTCAACGCGAAGGCCTGCCCGAACTTCGTCGAGGCGCTGGAACAGCAGGCCTACGACGAGCACGGCGACCCGGACAAGTCCACTGGCCACGACCACCACAACGACGCAGGCGGCTACCGGCTGGTCTACACCTGGCCGGTCAAGAAGCCGGGCGCGGTGGTCACCAGCCTGCGCGCCTGAGAAAGCACCCAGCATGGCCCAAACCGTCGCATCACAGTCCGCAGAAGTCGCCGAGATGTCGGCCGACTGGGAGCTGTGCGAGGACCTGCTGGAAGGCACGCGGGCCATGCGCGCAGCCCGCGGCAAGTACCTGCCGAAGTGGCCGGCCGAGGAGGCCGAGGCCTACGAGGCGCGGCTGAAGTCGGCGGTCCTGTTCCCGGCCTACAGCCGCACCGTCTCGACGCTGACCGGCAAGCCCTTCTCCAAGCCGCTGGCGCTGAGCCAGGATGCGCCGTCGCAGGTCGTGGAGTGGATGCAGGACGCTGACCGCGAGGGCCGCAACCTGCACGCCTTCGCGGCCGACTGCATGCAGGTCGCCCTGGGCTTCGGCCTGGGCGGCATCCTGGTCGAGTACCCGGTCGTGAAGCGCGATGCCGGCGCCCGGCCGATGACGCAGGCCGAAGAGGCTGCGCAGAAGCTGCGGCCCTACCTGGTGCTGGTCAAGCCCGAGCGCATCCTGGGATGGCGCACGCAGCGCGTGAACGGCCAGACGGTGCTGGTGCAGCTCCGCCTCATGGAAGAGGTCGAGGAGCCGGACGGCGAGTGGGGCGTGAAGTGCGTCGATCAGGTCCGCGTGCTGACGCCGGGCGCCTGGGAGACATGGCGCAAGCCCGAGGGCAAGGACTGGCAGGATGCGGTGTTGCACGACTCCGGCAGCACCTCGCTGGGCTACATCCCCTTCGTGCCGTTCTACGGCGAGCGCGAGGGATTCATGGAGGCCCGGCCGCCGCTGCTCGAGGTGGCGTTCCTGAACGTGGCGCACTGGCAGTCGGCCAGCGATCAGCAGAACATCCTGCACGTGGCCCGGGTGCCGATCCTGTTCGGCAAGATGCTGGGCGAGGGCGTGGTGCTGAAGGTCGGCGCGCAGTCTGGCGTGATGGCCACGACGCCGGATGCGGATCTGAAGTGGGTCGAGCACTCGGGCGCGGCGATCGAGGCCGGCAAGGCGGACCTCGAGGCGCTGGAAGAGCGCATGCGCCAGGCCGGCGCCGAGCTGCTGGTCATCAAGCCCGGCCAGGTCACGGCCACGCAGACGGGCGTCGAGAACGCCGTCGGCATGTGCGCCCTGCAGCGCATCACGCTGGACCTGCAGGACGCGCTGAATGCGGCGCTGGCGATCGTCTCGGAGTACGCGAAGCTGCCGGCCGCGGCGACGGTCACGATCTACGCCGACTTCGGCGTCGCCACGCTCGCCGAGGCGTCTGCCGATCTGCTGCTGCGGGCTGCCGACAGCGGCTACATCAGCGCCGAGACCTTCCGCGGCGAAATGCGCCGGCGCAGCGTGCTGAGCGCCGACGTCGACGAGGCGACAGAGGCGGCCCGGCTGGAGGCGCAGGGCCCGGCGCTGGGCGGTCTGAACAACCCGGCGGGCGGCGGTGGCAACGCTCAATGAGCGCCTGCAGGATGATGTCGTCTCGCACGCCGTCGACCTGCAGCAGTACGGCAATCACCTGGTGGCGCGCATCGTCGCGCTGCTCAATCGAACAGACGCGGACCTGATCGGCCGCCTGCAGGCCGCGCTGGATGGCCTGCCGGCATCGGCCGCAACCGTGGATCGCCTGGAGATGCTGCTGGCCAGCGCCCGGGCGTTGAACCTGGAGGCGTACCGCGCGATCGAGCGCGAGCTGACTGCCGAGCTACGCGCACTGGCCGACTACGAGGCGGCGCACCAGCTCGAGCTGTTCCGCGCCGAGATCCCTCCGCAGATCATCACCCGCGTCGGCGTGGCCGCAGTCAACGTGGAGCAGGTGTTCGCCGCGGCGATGGCCCGGCCGTTCCAGGGCCGGCTGCTGCGCGAGTGGGCTGCCGACATCGGCGAGGCCCGAATGGTGCGCATCCGCGACGCGGTGCGGCAAGGCTTCGTGCAGAACGAGTCGATCGGCCAGATCGTGCGGCGCATCCGCGGCACGCGGGCCCGGGCCTACAAGGATGGCCTGATGGAGATCGACCGGCGCGGCGCTGAGGCGGTGGTGCGGACGGCGGTCAGCCACACGGCCGGGTTCGTGCGCGATCGGTTCATGGAGACGAACGAGGATCTGGTGAAGGCCGAGGTGTGGACGTCCACGCTCGACAGCCGCACCAGCGAGGGATGCCGGATCCGCGACGGCCTGCAGTACACGCCGGGCGATCACAAGCCGATCGGGCACAAGGTGCCATGGCTCGGCGGGCCCGGCCGGCTGCACTGGTGCTGCAGGTCGACGTCGGTGCCGGTGGTGAAGTCCTGGCGCGAGCTGGGTGTGCCGATCGATGAGATGCCGCCCGGCGAACGGGCCAGCATGGACGGCCAGGTGCCGGCGGACACGACCTTCGCAGCCTGGATCAAGCGGCAGAGCGCCGCGCGACAGGATGAGGTGCTGGGCGCCACGCGCGGCCGGCTGATGCGCTCTGGCGGGATGGACCTGCCCGACTTCTACGACAACAAGGGGACGATGCTCACCCTGGACGAGCTGCGCAATCGAGACGCGGCGGCATTCAAGCGGGCAGGGCTGTAGCATCGGCTCCGTGCCATTGCACCTGATCCCCGGAACCCCCGCGCCTGACACGCCAGCCGAGCAGGTCAGGAAGCGGCTGCGCGCCACGAAGCCGGGCGAGATGCTGCAGTGCCCTCGCTGCGCCGGCCGCGAGGTGCTGGTCAGCCTGACGGGCGCCATCATCAAGGGCGGCAAGGTCTCGGGCGGCACGAAGCAGTGGCTGTGCGCGACGTGTCACCGCAAGGGCGAGAGGGTGGTGCTGGCGTGATCTGCAAGCCCCGCATCAAGCGCGACGGCCGCGGCTGGTCATGTGCAGGCCTGGGCAAGGAAGGCAACGGCGGGACGCCCCGCGCAGCGTTTCTCGACTGGCTGAACGAAGCCAGGTTCTACCCGTACATCTGAAGCCCGCCGGCCTGGCAGCGACGGGCCCAGCGCCAGCCGGCGAGCACCCCCGGCTGTCGAGACTGCCAGACCGGCCACCCAGGGCGCCGCGCTTGCCGGACGCGCACTCTCCAGCCCGACATCAGACGCACTACTCCGAAGGCCCCGCGGCGCAAGTCACGGGGCCTTTCTCATGCCCGCGCCGCGGATGCGGCAGGGCGCGCCGCGGCCGGATGGCCGCACCACCACGCCAGCGGAAGCCGGCGCACCACCAAGCCACCACCATGCCCTTCAAGTACACGGCCGACGGCCAGATCGCCACCACCGAAGTCAACGGCGCCAAGCTGCCGGTGTTCATCCACGCCGACGGCAAGGAAGCCCCCTTCGACGCCGACAGCACGCTCGGCACCATCAGCCGGCTGAACGGCGAGGCCAAGAGCCACCGCGAGGCCAAGGAGGCCGCCGAGGCCGCCCTGAAGCCGTTCAAGGAAGCGGGCATCACCGACGTCGCCGCCGCGGTGAAGGCGCTGAACACGGTCAAGAACCTGAACGACAAGCAGCTGATCGACGCCGGCGAGGCTGAGCGCGTGAAGGCCGAGGCGATCAAGGCCGTCGAGCAGCAGTTCCTGCCGTTCAAGACCGAGGCCGAGACGCTGAAGCAGCAGTTGAACGCGCACTTGATCGGCAGCGCTTTCGCCGGCTCGCAGTTCGTGGCCACCAAGATCGCCGCGGCCGACGCCGCCTCCGCTGCCCAGATCGCGCGCGGCCTGTTCGGGCAGAACCTGAAGGTCGAAGACGGCAAGGTGGTCGGCTACGACGCCAACGGCAACCGCATCTACAGCAAGACCCGCCCGGGCGAGCTGGCGGACGCGAACGAGGCGATCGAGACGCTGATCACCACGTCGCCACTGGCCGCTTCGATCCTGAAGGGCGCCAACGCCTCGGGCGGCGGCGCTGGTGGCGGCGGTGGCGGTGGCGGCAACGGCAAGACCCAAATCACCCGCGCAGCTTGGCAGGCCTTGAGCCCGTCGGAGCAGCGCGCCAAGGCGACCGACCCGAAGGTCGAGATCGTCGACTGAGCACGGCGCGGAAGCGCCAGCACCCGGCCCCGGATGGGGATCGGTTCAACCCCGGCCGCATGTCGCGGCCATGTCCCCATCT